GTGGAACTAATGGTGGTGGCAATGGTCAAGGTGGTGTAGGTTACACTGTCACAGAACAACTTCCTGGTGGTACTGGTACATCTGTAACATCTGGACTATTTGATTCTTCTAGTGCAACCGTAAATTACATTGAATCTGGCACTGGTAGTGGATCTAATGGTGGATTCCAATCTACAAACACTGAGAAATATTTGAGATTCTTTGGAAATGAAGCAGTTAGATGGGCAAGAACTGTTACAATTAATGCATCTTCAAGTAATAGTAAGGGATCTCCAATCATTGCTGCTAAGTTTAGAGTAATCCGTGGTAATGGTAGCAATGGTGGAGAAACACCAGGAGAACCATTAGTGTTATTTGCAAGTAATGACAGTGGTGGTAGTTACACCCAAATTGGTACAATATCTTCTGCTTCTGGTCCAACAAACTGGACAATGGTACAAATTCCTATTTCTACTACATTCCAAGTAAATAATCTTTTGTTGGAAGTTAGACAGACGAGAGGTAGCACAGGCAATGCCAATGGTGATAACTTTGGTATTGATTATGTTGAGTTCATTCATGATGAGGTAGAGCAAACTATCACTACATATCCATCTGGTAAAGCAGATCTTGGTATTGAGTTCATTACTGAGCGTATTGAACCACAAGGCAATCCGTTGACCTCTGCTGGTTTGGATGTTAATGAGGGCACATTCACCCTGTCATCTGCTGTGAAACTAAATGTTACATCAACATTGTCCCCAGAGATTGACATTCCCCTCTTGACACGCTATCATCTAGTGAAGTATATGATCAGAGCGTATTAATGCTAGCAGCAAGTGAGAGTGGATTGATCATTGATCCTGATAGAATTGACGGAAAGTTTGATGATTTTATTGGTGTGTACAAAAGGTTTGTACACCATGAAATTTGTTCTGCTATTGTAACTAACTTTGAGCGTTATCTAGAGATCAATCCAGAAATCATTCAATATGGCATGGAACAAATGCCAGAGAAGAAATTAGCACGGCATGATGTTAGTATTATGCTTGATGATGTTGACATGGGTCTTGCTAACCATTTCTATAAGTATCTCAACTCTGCATTTGAAAATTATAGACAAGAGTATGATCACCTCAGTAGAGTTAAACTAGGATCTATTGGACTTAAAGTTCAGAAGACACCACCTGGCGGTGGATATCATACATGGCACTATGAAAACTCTAGTTTTAGAGCAGCAAATAGAGAGTTAGCATGGATGGTATATCTAAATGACATGCCAGATGGTGAAGCAGAGACAGAATTCTTGTATCAAAAGAAACGATACAAACCACAGACAGGTACATTGCTGATCTGGCCAGCAGGAATGACACATGTCCATCGTGGGAACACTGTCTTCACCCATGATAAATATATTGCGACAGGCTGGTTCATCAAACTCCCCTAATCTAATGGCAGACATCCGTGTAGTAGTGCAAGTCAATGCACTAGAAAGAATGATCATCGTTGATGGTAAGACAGAATTTGTTGATGAGGATTATTGGAATGCCAATATCCAAAACATTCTGTTTCCATTCTGGACATCTGATCTAGACCGTTTGATTCACCTGAATTATTTCAGTGATGGATCATATGGTATTGAGAAGAAAAAATATGTCTATGATCGTGCCACTAAAGAAAGAAAGTGGAAGACATATCAGTGGAGAGAACCAACTGAAGATGAAGTAAGAGAAGTTGCAGAAAGACTCAAAGAGAAATACTTTGAGTTCCAAGATTCTGACCAAGAAACTATCCAAGAGAAGCTATTCAATGAGTATGGCAGATGGAATAAAGTTTCATGGGAAGGTATTAGAATGATCAGAAACTTCCTTCTTGCTGATTGTGACTGGACACAGATGCCTGATGCTGTTATTGATGCTGATGTTAAAGCACAATGGACAGCATACAGAACAAAACTGAGACAGTTGCCACAAGATTATGATGGTCAAGATGCTGATGAAGTAAGATTCCCAATCAATCCTGTTATGTATTCTCGCTTCTTATTGAAGCGTGGTGACAATGATGAACTGGTCAATGAAGGTAAAGAATACCTTGCTACATCTGATCAGTTTGGTATCTTCTCAGCAACAACATATGGTGAGTATGCGAAGAGAATCGTCATGACGATTGCATCTAACTATAAGGTCAAGAACCCTGATGTAATCTTCAAACCTGCTAACTTCACGCAGAACTTCACTAACGATCAAGACGAACTAGAAGCACTCCTACGAGCAGTACAAGAAAGTAACGTTTAATTATGGAAAACAAAGTTAATATTCTCATCCTCACATTGATTACTGGGGAAGAGGTGATCGCTAATGTAAAAGATCATGTAGAAGAAGTTGATGGTGTTGAACAGAAATTATGTTATAATCTAGTTTATCCATTTACTATCACCAGAGCAGGTGAAATCACTCAACAGAGAGTTGGTGTCACCTTAACTCCATGGAAGTTCTTTTCTCGTGACACATCATTCCTTGTTGGATTTGATAAGATCGTGAATATCTGTGCTCCATTGGATAATATTGAGCAGTCTTATAGAGATGCAGTGGATCAATTTATTAAAAGTTTGGCAGGTGTTACCACATGATTCATGAATATGATTTCCTTGACAGCAATCAATTGAGACAGATGATTAGTCTTTTTGATGCTGGCAAGTTTGTTGATGGTGCAAAATCTGGACCTAAAGACAAAGAGGTTAAGAATAATACTCAGCAAGATGATATTGAGATCAATAAAATGGTCAATACTGGCATTGCCAAGATCATGCGATCATCTGAGATGTGTAGGGAGATTCCACTAAACAAATGTTCTCCTTGTCTCATGCTGAAGTATGAAGAGGGTCAGCATTACTATGATCATTCAGACTTCTTTGAGATGAATGGTTGTAGGACAGATTATACTGCTGTTATTAATTTAAATGATGACTTTGAGGGTGGTGAGCATTACATTAAATTGGGAACTGATGTAGTTGAGAAGAAACCAGCACCAGGCAGAATGCTGGTATATCCTACTGAGTTTATTCATGGTGTAAGACCAGTCACATCTGGTGTGAGAAAATGTATTACATTCTGGATTGAAAGTTCTGTTAGCGATGTATTCATGAGAGAATATATTTGTGGTCTCAATCGTGTGTATAATAAGATTCACGATCAACTTGATGGTGAGACACTCAGAGAACTAGACTTGGTTCGTATGGGTATCATTAGACGTAGTAGTATTTTTAGAAATTGACATGGCACTTCTAACTGATATTAAATCTTGGGATACTATCATGACCCAAGGAGAAATGGATGAAGTTGATAGAATTGTAAGTCGTCCTCGCTGGCAATTTGGTGCTACTAGTAGTATTTCTGCACCACATAAAAAGTTCTGGAAGATGGAAGTCAAAGGAACATCAATGTTTGATCAAATCATTCCAGAAAAGATCCATAAGTTATCACCATTCAAAGTAGAGATCCTTGACTATTATGTCAATGGTCACACAAGAGCACTGGATGGTTACATGCACACCGATGATGCAGATTATACATTCTTATTGTTCTGTAATCCTGTGTGGGATCTCACATGGGGTGGAAAGACTATCTTTGTGCAAGATGATGGTAGATTTGATGCAGTATTTCCCAAACCTGGATCTGCTGTTATGTTTCCATCAAACATGATGCACTATGCAGAAGACGTGACACGAGAGTTTTATGGTATCAGAGTCACTGCTGCTTATAAATTAAAGAAAGTAGAGGATACAGATGCAGAACCTACAGACATTTGATAGTGCTAGAAATTGGGACGAAATTGAGGATGCTGCTGCATCTGCTGGTGCTCTAGTATATTGGGAGAACCCAAGACTTGAAGCAGCAGATGATGCTGCCAAATCTATTATCATTGACTACTATAAACTTGATGAGGAAGTTCCAGCAGAACTTATTCTACTGATGGAGAGTAAGTATTATGGATACATTGAGTTCAGAACTCCTCAAATTGCTGAAGACTTTGTGATAGATTATTTTCCTAGGAAGGATGAAGTAGATGATGACACCTATTGGTATCATTGTTACGTTGTTGCACCCAATGGTGTGATAGAATATGAAAACGAAGCACTACGACCAGGAAGGAACAGACCAGAATGAACATTGAAATGGCATTTACTGTTCCAGTTTTCTCACATAGTATTGAGAACTGGAGTGAACATAAAGATGAAATCATTGCCATGCTTGATACTGAAGATGGTGATGGTCATGAGACAGACTATTTTAAATATCATCAGAAAGGTGAACTGCCACCATATGCAGACAAGTTGTTTGAAATTCTCAAACCAGCATTAGAGGCATTCAACGAAGTTTATCCAGAAGAGTTTGACATCCATAATGTATGGGGTCAGAAGTATTCTCGTGGTGGTCATCATCCACCACATAACCATGGAGCACTTGGATACAGTGCTATTGTGTATGCCAGTTTAGAAAGTGACCACCAACCCACGTCTTTCTTCGCTCCCTTTGTTGACTTCATTGAGGGCAACGTGATAGAGTATGTTCCTGAGGTCAGTGAGGGAGACATCGTGTTCTTCCCATCTGTCTTGACACACCAGTGCAAGGCAGTACAATCTGACTCGGAACGTGTGATCTTCTCATTCAACATCAAAACAAAGAATGCTTGAATTTTGTTATGAACTTCCTTATGAAGACCTTGACTTCACAGATCCAGAGACTCGCAAACTTTATCGTATTGGAAGGGGAGAGCAAGGAGTGCTACTGGTACGCCCTTACACTAACGACATTTGCGCTCACTGGCGTTTTGTAGATGAAGCTACTGCTCGCGACTCTTCTGCTACGATATACCAAATGTTCCTTGGATTTAA